CCTACTTGCTTGTTTAACCGAAATTATGGTGGAGTGTGAATTCAAATGACTGTAAAACTAATTCGTATGTGGTCTGGCGAAGATGTAATCGCTGACATTACAAAAGAGGACACTGATTCAATTACAATCACTGATCCAATCGTGGCCGTACCGTCACAGCAACAAGGACAAATTGCATTTGCTCCTTGGTCTCCTTTACTTCAAAAAGATAAACTTGAAGTAACTAAAAAATATATTGTTTACATAGGAGATCCTCAAGAAGAAATTATCGAACAGTATAATTCAATGTTTGGTAAATTATCAAAACCAACTAAGAAACTGATACTGTAATGGAAACACATAGAAAAACATTGCTGCATCTTCTGAAAGAAAGGGCATACAAAAAAGGAAACTTTACTTTATCATCAGGTAAAGAATCCGAGCATTACATCAACTGTAAACCAGTAACATTATCTTGTGAAGGTAATGCACTATGTTCTCATCTAATGATTGAATATATTGAAGATGACTCAGTTGCTGTTGGTGGTCTTACACTTGGTGCTGATCCATTGGTATGTGGTATTGCACAGAAGGCATATTACTCAGGTAAACATATAGATGCTCTTATCGTGAGAAAGAATCCGAAAGGATATGGTACAAAAGAAGTGATTGAAGGTAACAAACCACCGAAGGGTTCTGTTGTTACGGTATTAGAAGATGTAACTACTACAGGCAGTAGTGCAATCAAGGCCGTGAATGTTCTTCGTGATGCAGGTTACATTGTAAATCGTGTTGTTGCAATCGTTGATCGTCAGGAGAATCATAAGGTATGGGAAAATAATGAGATAGAATTTATTTCATTATACAAATTAGAGGATATTATAGAATGAACTGTTGGCACTGTAATACAGAATTAATTTGGGGATCAGACTTTGATGGTGAAGACTATGGGTGTGAAGACATTGCTATAGTTACTAATCTATCATGTCCAAAATGTCATTCTACTGTAGAAGTTTATTTACCAAAGGACACTGAACAAAATGACTAAATCTTATACTAAACTAAAACATCAAGTGAAATCAAGTAGATACTACATCTTTTGGGGTGCTGCTACTGTCGCAGTTATGGCAGGTCAAATTTATGTTGGAAATGGGTATCGTCAGATGTCTGAAAAAGTCGGAGATCTTACTGAAATAATTGAGATCAAAATGGAAATAGAATTACTAGAGAAAAAAAGGAATCCATATGGTATAATGCCATTATGACAATCAAACAAATTGATGAAGATAAAGCAGTTTGGGCTGCAGATCAATTTATTGACTACTTTAAGAACTTTACAAATCTTGAAGAGTATCTTCGTCATGTAAAAAAATCTGTCATAGTTAAATCAAATCCTTTAGATGATCCAAAAGAATATTTTTTAAATCAGGATATTCATCCTAATGACATGGAGTTTGATATTCGTCTTGTTGGTGATAGATTCCAAAATGGAATACCACAAGATTATTATAAAAATCTTCTTAAGTCTGTTTCTTCTCATAATAATGAGGATAATATTCCCGGTCGTGAATTACGATTAATGGTGTATGAAAAAAATACAAATAAAATAGTTGGATTCATTCGTTTACAATCACCTCTTATAAATTCAAAACCTAGAAACGAATGGTTAGGTAAGGCACCCGATCTTAAAATTTTTAATCAGCATGCAGTGATGGGATTTGCAATCGTTCCATCTCAACCATTTGGATATAATTATCTTGGTGGTAAACTTTTAGCATTGATTTGTGTATCACATTATATTCGAGAAAAACTAAATGATATCTTTGAAAAAGATATTGCATTATTTGAAACAACCTCTCTCTATGGATCAAGTAGTTCTGCATCACAGTATGATGGACTTAAACCTTTTATGAGATTCAAAGGCCTGACTGATAGTAAATTTATTCCAGTTCTATACAAAGAGGCATTTCATAATTTACATGATAAATTTACAGAGTGGAATAACAATGAACCACTTACTGAGAATCGTGCATCATCTAAGAAGTTGAAAAGACAAAGAAGAATGATATCAATTATAAAAAATAGTCTTACTGATAAAACAAAGTTGAAAGAGTTTAACGATGTGATTGATATGGCATTTAATCTTACTGAGAAGAAAAGATTTTATATATCTGATTATGGTTATGGTAATGTTCGTGAGGTTATATGTGGTGAGCAAGATAAATTGATTCGTGGTCAGAATTGGGATAAGTTTTATCTTGAGAATATTATGTCATGGTGGAAAAAGAAGGCAGGAAAGAGATATGATAAGTTAAAAGCAGAGGGTAGATTTAGAGATAAGGTAGAATTATGGACGGAAGATGATGACATACAAATCATTCGATAATAAATACTTAAAAATTAGTGCGAAGGATGAAGACATTTAAGGAGTTCTTAGACGAGAGTAGTCTTAGTAGAATAAAAAGTAAATCTGATAAAGGTGGTATGGCTGCGTTGTCTGCATCCAGAGCAGATAAGTCTGCAAAAGAAAATCGTGCAAGAGCAAAACAATTAGATAAAGATATTCGTGGTAGAGGATTAGGCGGTGCTACAAAAGTGACTGGTTCTTATATGGAGAAAGATAAAAAAACTGGTGAAGAAAAAAAAGTAAAAGAAAGAAGTCATATTGTCTCATCAGGTAAGATGGGTAAGAGAAAGTTTAAAAAGACAGTTAAAGCACTTGGTAAGAAGTATGGGCAGGACTCCGTATTGACACAAACGAAAAAAACTGGTACACTATCAGCAACAAGAAAGGGTGGACTAGGCAAATCAAAAAATGTTAAATTAGGTAAATTCAAACCACAGGGTAAAAACCCAGAGGGTCAATCTCAAATCAAAGGAAAAACTTTTACATACGGATAATGACAACACCACTATACGATGACTCAAATTGGAGATCAGAATACATTGATATTAAATCTCGTCAACTATCTTCAAGACAAATTCAATTATTAGAATCAGGAGCAGATAGTCTTGCTTCAAGTTGGTTCTTACAAGCAATGTATAATGACTGGAAAAAAATAAAAGGTTTTAATAAATTAGATCCAAAAGAAAATGTGGGTCAACTACAATCATCACTATCAGATTTCTTTAAAAGTCAAAAAGATCAAGGTATTTAATGACAGAATTTATTTCAAGACATATCGGTATTACCGAAACAGAACAGACTCAAATGCTAGAAGATTTGGGTCTTTCTAGTTTAGACGAACTTGTTAGACAAATAGTTCCAGATTCAATCTTGCTGCGTGGTGATTATAAATTACCAGATGGATGTAGTGAAGATGAAGCACTGGCTGAACTTAAAGAGATAGCAAGTCAAAACAAAGTTAAAAGAAGTTTGATAGGTCAAGGATATTATGGAACAATTACACCACCAGTAATACAAAGAAATGTTTTTGAGAATCCTGCATGGTACACATCTTATACACCATATCAAGCAGAGATATCTCAAGGTAGATTAGAAGCATTATTTAATTTTCAAACATTAGTCACAGAACTCACTGGATTGCCGATAGCAAATGCATCTTTGTTGGATGAGGGAACCGCAGCAGCAGAGGCAATGTTACTTGCACATAGTGCATCTAAAAAGAATACTTTCTTAGTTGATAGTGAGGTATTTCCTCAAACATTAAAAGTATTAGAAACTAGAGCAGAACCATTAGGAATAAAGATTAGATTAATTGATTGGCATACCATAGCAGCATTAGAGGAATTTGAAGATGTTTTTGGATTGCTAGTTCAATTGCCAAATAACAAGGGTAGACTTCGTGATCCAAGTGCATTACTTCGTATTGCAGATGTATATAAGTGCATGAAGATTGCAGTTGTAGATCCATTATGTCAGGTTCTTATGAAACCTGTAGGTGATATGGGATTTGATATTGCAGTTGGAAGTATGCAAAGATTTGGAATACCTATGGGATTTGGTGGGCCTCATGCAGCATTCTTTGCAATAAGTGAAAAATATAAGAGAAAGATTCCCGGAAGAATTGTAGGGCAGTCGGTAGATAGTCAAGGTAATAAAGCACTACGGTTAGCATTACAAACAAGGGAACAACACATAAGACGAGACAAAGCAACATCCAATATATGCACTGCTCAAGCACTCCTCGCAAATATGGCAGGTTTTTATGCTGCTTATCATGGTGCGGAAGGTCTGAAAAGAATAGCAACCAGAGTATTAACATATAGGCAAGCACTATTAAAAGCATTATCATGGTGTGGAATAGAAGTTGATCAGTCTGAAGGATTTGATACTGTTCGATTTAAAAGTTTTCTTGCTTTGGAAGGATTTAATGTTAGATATGAAGATGGTCATACATTAATTACATTAGATGAATGTACCACATTAGAAGAATTAAAACAACTTGTTGATTCTCAGTTAGATATTACTAATCGTTTTGATACTATCGATCATGTGATTGATTCAGTAGATGATTATCGTTGGTTAGGAGTTCCTTATAGAACTAGACCTTGGTTGACTCAAGAAGTATTTAATAAGTATCATAGTGAAACTGATATGATGAGATACATTTATGAATTAGTATCTAAAGACTTCTCATTGGTAAATGGTATGATGCCACTTGGAAGTTGCACGATGAAACTTAACGCAGCAGCAGAACTTATGCCAGTGTCATGGCCTGAGTTTGCAAATATACATCCTTTTGCACCGGCATCTCAATCAATTGGTTATGATGTGATTATCAAAGAATTAAAAGGATGGTTATGTGAGATAACTGGTTTTGATTCTATATCTCTTCAACCAAACGCGGGATCACAGGGCGAATATGCAGGACTGTTAGCGATACAAGATTACCATAAGAGTAACGGTGATACAACGAGAAATGTTTGTCTTATACCTGAAAGTGCACATGGAACTAATCCTGCAAGTGCAGTCATGGCGGGCATGAAGATTGTTCCAGTCAAGTGTGATGAGAGTGGAAATATTGATTTAAAAGATTTGGAAAAGAAAGCGATCATGAATACATTTGAACTTTCATGTATTATGATTACATATCCATCTACTCATGGTGTTTTTGAACCAACTATCAAAGATATCTGTAGAATCGTACATGAAAATGGTGGTCAGGTATATCTTGATGGTGCAAATCTTAATGCACAAGTAGGACTTGCAAAACCATGTGATTATGGTGCAGATGTATGTCATCTTAACTTACATAAGACATTCTGCATTCCACATGGAGGTGGAGGCCCCGGAGTTGGCCCGATTGGTGTTGCAAAACATTTAACACCTTTTGTAACTCATCGTGTATCATCAGCAGAGTATGGAAGTGCAAGTATTCTTCCAATAAGTTGGATGTATATTCGTATGATGGGTGGTGATGGATTAAGAAAGGCAAGTGAGATTTCATTATTATCTGCAAACTGGTTAGCACATGAAATTGATCCTTACTTTAAAGTATTATATCGAGGAGAGAATGATCGTATTGCTCATGAGTGTATATTTGATTGTCGTAATTTCCCCGTCACAGCAGAGGATATTGCAAAGAGATTAATGGACTATGGTTTTCATGCACCTACATTATCATGGCCTGTTACTGGAACTATGATGGTAGAACCAACTGAGAGTGAATCTCTGGATGAACTTAAAAGATTTGCAAAAGCGATGGAGATGATAAGAAGAGAAATATTTACAGTGCCTGAGATTGTTAAAAATTCACCACA